AAATTAATGACTCCTTCCATCGTGGCCGTGATATCAGGGGTATAACTTCCGGCTATAATATTTGCAGCCAGGGCCCTTGCGGTGATCGCTGAAATATCTGATGTGAGACTTGATACAGAGACATTTGCAAGAATGTTTCTGATGATTGTCTGGGTAATATCAGGGGTCAAACTTACAGCCTGAATATTTGCAAGCAGGCTCCTGGCAGTAGTGGCAACAGCACTCGAAGTAACACTTTCCGCAGCGATGGTAGCCAGCAATGAACGGGTTATTAAAGCGATAATATCGGGGGTCGAACTCGCAGATAAGATGTTCGCAAGCAGACTTCTTACGGTGGTAGCCGTGATGTCGGAAGTAAGGCTTGCCCCCGTGATACCGGCGAGTAAGGCTCTTACGTTAGTGGCCGATATTTCAGGGGTAACACTCGCTCCTACGATGGAGGCCGGGAGATTTCTGGTCTCCCCCCCTGCCGCCACAAAAAACCACTTCCCTCTTCTGGGTTGCTCGAACATGGCGTAGGGATCGGCATAGAGCCATTGAATTTCTTCTGGTCTTAACGCCCGATTGTAAGTGTAACAAAAATTAAAAATTCCATTCGCCACATCCCCGCTCGAATCTCCCTCATATCCGATCTCTGGATTCCCACCCGAAAGAGCTCCCCCAAGATCCGCAGGCCCAAAAACTTTTATTCCATCACAATATCCACGGGCATTTTGACCAGAATCAGAAGTTAGAGTAAAAGTATATCTCCTATTAAGAGTATACCCAACATTTGCATTTGCTATACTGGCTTGCCGAGATTTTAAAAGATGAAATAATCCATCGGTCTGTAACCTTATGTAGGGAAAACCAGCAGTAACATTATTCCCCCCTATCCACAGACAATGACTACCTACAATTGGTGCTCCAATTGGAGTAAATTGAAGAAAAACTGTTAAATTTAGTCCTCCAGGAGAATATGAACCTACGAATGATGGATAAGTTGTACTTGAATTTACTAAAAGCCCAGAGGGTTTCCATAGTGGTGTAGTAATAGATGTTTTACTCCTGTTTGTTAAATCCAGGATTAGATTCCCACCACCTTCATTCATCATCCAACATCCAACCAATCCCTGAGCCAATGGATGTCCCTGATTTATCTGGGAACCAAGAGGAGGTTTAGCAGTATAAGATCGTCTCAGCATTACGCCACCGTCTCGTAGATTCCAGAATAGGAAGCGGAACTGCCAGTTGCCGCAAGAGCAAGACCACAATAATTTCTAACAACAATCCCCCATTTTCTCGGAAGAACCCCACCAAATGCCTGAGCGATTGAAAAGATAACTTCGTATGCCTTTAAAGCCGTGGGTATAGGAACTACTTGAACCAATCTTAAACAGGTTGGGTCTTCAGGAGTTATGGCTGCATCAGTACCAGTAGCGTTGTCCGTAAAAATTGTCCCATCTTCCGAACCGTAGGCCCAGATATAAGCAGCCTTATCGTTGGCAATGCTTCCAGTAATGACATTTAAAACCACGGTCACCAGGGCATCAAGATACTTATTTGTCCCATTATCCACCGCCGTTGATTCCCTTCCAGCCGTAGCGCTTGAGGCAAGGTTCGCAAGGGTGATTGTAATTGCAGTAGAAGTCCCATAAGCTAATTTTACATCAGCCATTTTGCACCATCCTTAAAAAGTAATATTTGCGTTAAGATATGTTTCCAGGGCCGCCTCATTAGAACTCAAGACTTCCACGATTTTAGCTGTTTTGGCTTTCCAATTATCATAATATTCCTGGAGGACACTCTTACAAGCCAAAGCGATTTGAGTCTTGATCTGGGCAGCAGTTTGATTCTTATTGACATTGAAGTTGGTTGTGGTTGAGGCCCGAATCGTTGGTTTTCCAGTTACAGGATCAATAACCGTCTCATCCACCAGATCAAATCCAATCATGGCCACAAGATTCACTCCACTAATTTCCACATTAAAAGTGGTTGCATCGAATTTCATTTTAGTCTCCTTTTTTTATATATCCATCCATTTTGCGAGAAAATCTTCATTTCCAGGAAGAAATAGATAGTCATATTCCGTAGACCTATCTAAATATGGATTATAAATAGGGTCTGGAGTAGTCTGGGTTTCATCAAATATCCAGGCCGTAACAAGTTCATCCATAAGCCGATTATGAGGATTTATCTCTTTCTTCATTTTTCATCTCCTTTTTTTATGTATCCCTTATAAATCAATATCTCCCACGGCTTCCACCAAACCATCTTCTCAGTATCGGGTTGCCATCCAGTAATATTCCCATCCCCATCCATATGAAGAAAATGAGGCCACCACCCAAAGCGACTCTTACGCACCAGGAGGTAGCCTCCTGTTCTAAAATATTTCCTAAAAGCATAGAACAGACAACTGCCAATCAAATCTCTCCCTTCTCCTGTTTGTTTAACAAGTCGGCAAAGGTTCCAAGGATAACCTGCTCAATACGGATAACTTGTTCCATATCCGTTCCCTGAAAAGACAGGGAAGCCTCCATAATCTCCTTGCCTTCCACCTTCATTGAAACTGTGATGTTGAATTTTTCTTTTTCCATTTCCATTACCTCCCTTTGTTCGGTGCCCTCGGGCATTTGATTCTCCTAATCTTTTGAAAGTCTTAAAAGCATCATGCCGAGGCCATCCGGCTCTTTAGCCGTTATTTTATAAGTGACACCTCCGATCACTATCGTGGAGGCATGTGTGATTGTAAAAAAATCCGCTTCCCTCACTTGAACATAAGGGTCCCGGGATTCGATCTCACCTCCGAACAAAGAGGCCGCCTCATATTCGTTATAAAAAATGCCCTTGTAGGTGACGGCATTCCAGATCACATCGTCCCAATCACTCAAAACGGATGAAATGTCGTCAAGAATATCAGCTTTTAGCGTCACTCTTTTTCTCCACGATCATTTCCAAAACCTTCAACATGATTTTGTCCGGTTTCTCGATCCCGATCAATTCACCACGTTTGAATTGGATGGGTCCTATAACCTCACACTTTCCTTTCGGCTTGACAATGAGATTTCGATCTCTGCCCATGATTTGAATGTCATTCAGGCTCAATATAGATCCAACTGGAATATTGAGTACCCCTGTCGTTCTGTAAAACTGCATAAATCCCTCCTTTTTGAAAAATGGGGGCGGAGCCGAAGCCCCGCCCCACAGTGAGAATAGGTTATGTTAAATTGAAATCTCTTCCCACACGATGCAGCCGTACGTTCCAACAGCAGCACCGGCACTAAATCCGGCAATAAAGGCATAGGAGCCTGGATTCAAGACCACCATGCCGCCTATTTCTGTCAATGCAGGCCCCGCACCGGCCCCAAGACCACCAGCCGTCCGACCAACGGTAAGGGGAAGTGCATAATAAGGAGTCACTAAAGTTGGGAGCGTGGCGCCGGTATCCGCCTTCGCAACAGATGAATTTCCACAACCTACCAGCAGATTGTAAGTTAGTGCAGCGACAGAGTGGATAACATCGGTCACTGAATTGCCAACACCCAAGAACCCCGCCTGAATAGCGACAGGAGCAACCACTTCATTGAATCCTGCCGCCAGAAGGCTCAACACCTTCTTGGAGGAATTGGGGTTGCTTACAACAAGACCGGTGTAAGTTAGTGACAAACCCACCGTCAGAATAACACCTGTCTGGTTCATCGCTACATACGTATTGCCAGACATGACGGCGGCATGATACTTTCCATGTCCCTGGCCTACAAATACATCGCCTTCCGTATTTGATTGGAACGGGTTAGCTCCCGTCCCTTTAATAAGTCTTCCGATTTTTGCAAACATTTTATCCTCCTTTTCTTCTATGTGACCGCCATTTTAATTGCATTTATTTTCCGTAGATCCAACTCCCACATACCATCATAAAAAATCCATTCTTCTCCCGTATCAATCGAATGATATGTGGACCCTTCGTTACAAGTTACAGGCTTGGTTTCGGTTGAAAGCCCAATATACTGCTCGCCATGTGTAACATTGATAACAGTCACAGCCAACCTCCTCGTTTAAGGGACGGAGTCGAAACCCCGCCCCCGTTAATTGTTTAGGTCATTGTGCAGAGAACTGCGTGCTGCCAGTACCCGTAGCCGACGTTCCTGGAAGCCCACACACCATAATGGTGTTTGTGCTCATTGAACTCCAACTCCGACCCCTCTGCGATTGCCTCGATAGTAATGGGCACTTCCTCCTGACGGATAAAGGGTTTCGTCTGTCCATCAGTCCTGAACACATAAAAAATGCCCGTGTTATTGGTTAATCTTGCATTGGGGACAGCAGTTAAATTGAATCCTCCCCTTTGCAGAATGTTTTGTTCTCCTCCAGCTACAACAGGTAGAGAACAGGCAGCAAGCGCTGAAGGATAGAGATTCAAGGGAGTCATAACGAGAAAACTATTGGCATTTTCATTCATTGGCTCACCCTGGTCATCCAGAAATCCAACGATAGCTGAAATCGCAGCAAGAATGGCAAAACGCATTTCCTCTACCGTAGCCTGCGCAGCAGTGGCGCTGTGAACAGAAGCCCCTACACCTGAAATGTCCCAGGTGAGATCGTTGTCCTGACTGGTTGTATAAACTGCCCCTGGATCTGCATGATCGGTATCGAAGAAATACTGTGTGTCGTAGCAGGTAGCAGCTGCACCCGCTACAATCAGGGCCGTAAGAAGTTTTGCCCAGTGGGAATTTGCCCGATCAGCTAATTCCCTTACCCTTGTCATGATCTGGCCCGTTTTGTCCCTGCGGAGTTCACGGGTGAGGACTTCAAGGGTCGCCTCATATTCCAGGTTGGTGATGGTCATCCCCTGGTCTTTGAAACCCTTGGCGTTTCTCCCTCCGATCCACTGTCTCATCTGGGGAGACATTCCAAGCCATTTATAATTTTCCGTTTCCTGAACCGATGGCATCAGCATGGAAATCTGCGGCACCCATTCGGCTCCGACATTCTGGGAAAGGCGATTGTAAAACTCGCCTATAATTGCTCTTGATGTGGTTAATCCAATTCCAGACATTTTGTGTTACCTCCTTTTTAAAGTTCAGGGGCAATAAAAAAGGCACATAGTAAAGTGGGTAAGCACCTTACCGTGCGCCTTTTAAATTCTTGCGTCTCTCTCGATTGATCAGACCAAGAGAAAACCCCTGGTTTTTAGTTTATTTTATAATTCTGTAGCCCAGACACCTTTTAATTCCGCGGCGATAAAACCGCCGGTATCCCCGCCCTTTAATCTGACGTAATCCCCTCGCTGTGCGGTGGCTTTCGTATTGATCAAATCTTTGTCCGTGGTCCCCGCAAGGTTTGGCCCTTGCACAAGAGACCCCGAATCCGGATCGATGCTGATTTTGACCGTAGAATATGCACCGCAGTTTAAAACAATCGTATCGAGATTCACGGTGTAAGCCGGAACTGTGACTACGCAATCGCCTGTTACACACATCACCTTTCCGCTGTCCGTAATGGCCAAGGTCTTTGTCGGACCTGCAAGAGTTTCAGCCAACCGTCCCGCCCAGGGATCTCCATAATTGATCGAATCAAACTGAACTTCCACGATACCCGATGACACAAACTTTTTGACGAATCCGATGAACACCCCGCCCGTCGGAAGGAAAACAAAGGTATCGTCATCCGTGGCATAGACAGCCGCCCCAACATCGGTGATCACCGCGCCCGATACAGACAGTTTCGCCGTCCCTTTTGTTACTACCCGCACCTCCTTTGCCGCTGCCGCCCCTGTGCTGTTGTCACGCTTTTGTTCTGCGAATCCTATGAACTTATAACCAAATGCCAGAGGACATGCGTGCCCGGAAGCCTTCACCGTACCCACGGCTGCTCCCTCATAAATTATTTCTGCTATGATTATCGGAATCTCATTCACTTCTCCGAGAACTAAGTCCCTTCTTTTATCCGCTGATAAAGTTGTCATTCTTGTTTCACCTCTCTTTCAAAGGGAATCTATGGATTAGGCCCAGACCCCTCTCATTCTGAGAATAACGGCCCCGTTGGTCTCACCGTTTCGAAGATGGATAAAGTCTCCTCTCTGAGCAGTTGCCTTTGTGTTGGCAAGATTGGTATTGTCACTCCCTGCGATATCCGGTCCCTGGATCTTATCACTTGAACCAGGATCACAAGTGATTTGAACCGTGCCATACGGTCCGCAGTTGAGGAGAATCGTATCCATAGCCACTGCCGTTGCAGGAATTGTGATGGTGGTGTCTACCGTTGCACAAATCACTTTCCCGGAATCCTGAATGTCAAGGGTGAGAGTCGCTCCAGCCGTTTCAGCTAATCTTCCTTCCCACGGATCTTTCATTCCGATGGCATCAAATTCTACTTCCATGATGCCAGAGGAAACGAATCTCCTGGTCATGCCGATGAAAATTCCTCCTGTTGGAAGAAAAACAAATGTATCGTCATCCGTGGCATAGACAGGCAATCCCACATCCGTAATCACCGCCCCGGAGATTGAAAGTTTCGCAACTCCTTTTGAAATCACGCGCACATTCTTGGCGGCGGCTGCCCCAAGGGAGTTATCACATTTTTGTTCGCAAAATCCGGCGAACTTATTCGGAAATGCAAGGGGCCATGCGTGCCCGCTCGCTTTAATAATCCCGACCGCTGCACCCTCATAGATGATCTCAGCGATGATAACGGGGATCTCATTAACATCCCCAATAACAATATCCCTTCTCGTATCTGCTGCTAAAGTTGTCATTATTCGTTACCTCCCTTCGGCTTTTCTTTGTTCCAGATCCGAACCCTGCCTTCCGCACTGGCTTTAGAGAAGGCAAGATAGGAGTCGAAATTATCCCCAAACTCTTTTCTCAGTTCAGGGTTTTTCTGCCAGGTTGCTTTGGCCTGATCTTCAATCGGGAGATTAGGGTCGATCTCCTCCTTTTTCCCCGTCCCAATATTGGTCTGGGAAATCGGTTGCTGCGCCCCTCCCATCAACTCCTTTTTCTTCCCATCCAGAAGCGCCTTTTCTGCACCGAGAACCTGAACTGCCGCCTCTGGTCCCGTGGTCTTTCCATCAAATTTCAGAATTTCGATCAATGCTTCGTGTCCGGGAAGCAATTGATTCTGAACTGCCTTAATTCTCTCCCGTTCTGCCTCTGCACCGATTGCAAAACCTTCTTTTTTGCCCTTTTCGATTCCTTCAGAAATGCCAACTGAGATGGCTTCCTTCTGGATCTCGGCAAAAAGATCAGGGTATGCTTTTGAAAAAGTTTCTTTTGTCACAATACCGTCCATATCATTTCTCCTTTCTTTCTTTTAAGCCTCTGGAATAAAGGCTCTGATTTTGGCCTCCACTACCGCCCTGGTAATGGAGGGAAGATTTGCGGAACTATATTCGTAAATCAGTTTGTCAAGAGGTAGCACACCGTCCACCAATCCGGCCTGAATCGCCGTTTTGCCAATAAAGATTCTTCCCTCTGCCATATCAGAAAGGACTTGCTCAGCGGATACCCCGCGATTGCGGGCAACGTCCTGAACAAATCCAGTGTAAAGATAGTCAATCTCGGCTTGAATTATTTCCCTGTCCTCTTTCGATAGGGGTTGCGAATCAACACCCACGGCTTTGTATTTTCCAGCGGTGATATGAGTTATTTTAATCCCCCTCTTTTCATCCTGAGCCGAATAATCGTAATGAGTGACCATCACACCGATAGACCCAACCTGAGTCGTATTTCCTGAAATATAAATTTTATCGGCAGCCGATCCGATAGCATAAGCAGCCGAAGCCATCATTCCGTCCGTATGAGCAAGAATCGGTTTTTGACCACGAGATTCATAGATCATATTTGCAAGTTCAAAGGTTCCGTCGACCGAACCCCCAGGAGAATCAATATTCAGAACAATCGCCCTGACAAATGGATCGTGAAGGGCCTGCTGGAAATCTCTTCCAACCATCTGAGTTGAAGCTCCACCAGAAATCTTTGTGAACATATTCATTTTTTTTGAGATCACACCATCAATGGGGATCACAGCCACACCGTCAATGACTTCATAGCCCTGCTCCTCTCGGTTCAGAGGCCTCCCAACCTGTGCCTCAATGATTTTCAGATCAATTTTCTCACCCTTTAGATGTACATTATAGATTTCAACTATTTCAACGAGCTTTGAAGGGACAATCGCCCAGGCTGAGGTCAGAATATCTATGATCCTCATTGCTGTGCCTCCTGTATCGTTTCGTCTTCCAAATCGTTCCCCATGTTTTCGGGTTCCCCTTTATCGTTCACATTTTTCAAGGATTGGGGTTCGGGTTGCAATTCTTTAAGCATCTTTTTCTCTTTTTTGATTCTCGGCCAGTTCGCCTCAAAATCGCCACCCGTAAGCGCCACCGTCTCTTCATCCCTCGTGGTAAGGAAAAGACCCAATCTCTTCTCCGCCGCATCGACTTCTTTCACGGGATCAATTTGACTTGGAGCCTCGCCAATCCAAATAGCATTCGAGAAGGCTTTCCGAATCATAAAATCCTTAAAAAATCCAGGAGCCTTGACCCGACCAATCGCCACGGCCTCGTAAAGCCAATTTTCATAGACGAGTTGACAGAAGTTCCGTGCGATCCATGCCCGACGACCCCTAAAGAAGCGCCAGGCCTCCAATAGGGCCGCTCTTGAAGCTGAATAAGAAGCCGAAAAGTGGCCAATCAATATCTCAAAGGGAATTTCGAGAGCAACACCGATCTGTTGAAGGATGGATTTTACAAATGAGTCAAAACCCGTATTGGGACGCCCAGGATTGCCGAAGGTGATCTTCTCGCCCATTTTAAGCCCAATTAAAGCCCCTGGGCCGAGTTTTATATCCTGATCCGATGAACTACCCGCAACAGCAGAATCAACATCATCATCTCCGACCATGTTCCCAATCATTCCCTGGCTTCCAGATTCGGTTTCAATAACTCCAGTAAAATAAGAGGCGACAACGGCGGCCATGATCTCGGCTTCCGAATATCTGGTCAGTTGTTTCAGCAATTCGATAACTGGAGAAAGATAGGGAAGACCCCTGGATTGCCCAGGTCTTAGCATTCGATAAAGGTGAATCATGTTTCGGAGACCAGTTTTATCAGAAAAGGCAGGAATAACATCCCATTCCTGCCGGATCGGAGCGAACATAGATCCAGGTGAATCTTTCATGACGTGATAATTTATGGGAGCGCCGTATTCGTCTTTTTCAATTCCTGCCCGTAGAGTCTTTGTCTCAGAAATGTTGTCTTTATTTTTGACCCGATCCCCTTCGATGTATTGAAGCCTGAGAGCATACGGAGAAAATTTGACTTCTTTTCGGGTCATCAAAACGAAAATATCGCCATCGATAAGAACTTTTCTAAAAACCAAGTCCTGCCCTTCGGGGAATGGGATGGTTCTGGCAACATCGCAATCCTGAGAATCGGCCCATAAATGCCATTCCCGTTCTGTTGTGGTCTCCCATTCATCGGCCTGCCCCTCTTCCATCTTCAAAAATTCTCGGTCTACACGGCACTGGAGTTTCAGCCCGGCTCCGACAACATTTGTCACGGCAGTATTGATGGCACCGAGAGCAAGGGGAGAATTGCGGGCAAGGTCTTCGGATATGTCTCTCAAACGGGGGAGTTCGGGAAGGAGAGCAGAATCGGCGTCAAGATGTTTGGGGTTAAAATATCGGAGAGCACGGCGGGAAGTGGAGGCCCCCGTGTAGGCACCCGAAGAGATAGCCATTGCCCGCCCATGTGCGTCATAGAGAATCGTCACGGGAGAGGCTTTCTCCCATTGACCAGTGATCGGGTTCAACTGCAATGGAATGGATTGTCTCAAATCATGTTCATCCTATTGGGGTTATAGCCACAACTTTGATTCCAGAACCCTCAAAACGTGCTATCTCCTCGGCAAGCTGATCCATCTGCTTTCGTAGGTCTGTTGACCTCGGCCTTGAAACAGATCGGCCCCCAACGCCATAAGATTCAGCATTGAGGGCCTTCAAGTAAGCCGCCCTGACAGCAGTGTATTCCTCTTCGGCCTGAACGAGGGTGCGCGCCATTATGATTTCAGGATAGAGGTATTTTTAGGTTTTACAAGATAGCTTTTGTGGGCTTTTGGTGGCTTTTGGAAGGAAAATGATTTGGAAGGAAGGCTATTCGACGCCTTTTGAGATGATTTTCCTTTGAGAAGTTTCTATTGGGATTTCTTTATCTGTAAAATATTCGGCTGGCAACTCATAATTTTCGATGTATTCATTCACCGACTTTACGGTGATTCTTATTCCTGTCATCTTCGGCTTATCGTTATGACCTTTTAATTTCCCTTCTGCGAGGAGATTATAAACAGTCCCCCTCGAACAGCTCAAAATTTCCATAACTTCATCAATGCGATAAAGGGCTTTCAATAAAACGACCTCATTTTAATATTTTTAAGCGTTTTCTTATTTCACACTTTCTTCTTTTTAAAAATTCGATCTCGAACCTTATCCCGTGGAGAACTTTTTTTAACCCTTTTCTTTCTGAGAAAGAAACATTATGCCTAAAAATATTGTGACCATTTTCCAAGGTAACCCATGCATGATTTTTAGAATTTATCTCCCCGCGTGTTTCCTCTAAACTATTTTTGTGTAAGATCCAGCACTTCTCCATCACTCTACCCCCTTCGAGATTGTTCTCCTGGCAACAGCCTTTGATCCGACCCCGCTGAATATCTGGAGACCATAGCAGTCTCTTTCGGCCAGGGTCATGGCGATAACAGTTCCATCAAGGTGATGGTTCCGGCCCCTTCTTACCCATTCCCAATTTCCGGTTTTATCCCGAACTTCCTTCTCCGCGAGGATTTGTTTGATATAAT